AACCCTTCATTCAGCTTGTAATCTAATCGGTTAACCTTTCCTCCAACTTACACTCAAGTTCCCTATACCACTGCAGCATATAATCGAAACTATTGGACAAACTGCTGGTCTTGCCAGCAGGGTCGGGTAATCTTCTGCCAGCATATGACCAGGTTATTGAATCCGCGCTGACAATCTCACCCTTAACCTTCAACAGCGACGTAGTCTTGAGTCCAAATCCGTGGACATTGATCCCGTGGTTTGCTACACCCTTGATTATATTGATTCCTTTCCCATCTGTATATTATCCCACGCCAACACCGCTTCACTTATGGAATTGTGAATCTCAGTTTCTCTGCCGCAGGCGCAAGAAACTGTGTAGCCGCACCCACTCTCTTGCAAACTACCCAAGTTAACCACCGTGATTCGTTCCAAATACGGCACGCCACCGCAAATACAACGTTCGTTATGAATTATCGAAGTCATTAGCTTTCTCCAATCCTTTGGCCAAGATGTGGCGAACCTTGCTCTTCTTGACCCCACTCGACATACAGACTTTATCAGGGTCTTTGATGCCGCCCAACCTTGTCACTGCCTTTTTGACCCTCGCTATGTCTTCGTCAGTAACTTCGACCTGGTCGGATTCTGGGGCGTATCGCAGGACTTCCATTATCTTCTCTGCGTTCTTTGGACTTGTCCAGACTTCCACAAACGAGCCATCGACCGTAATTTTACCTGCCAAAACCAGACCGTCAGCCACTCGCAACTTGTCGGTATAAGTCGGTGTTGGCATTAGTCATCTCCAATCTGGGCTTCCAAATAGCCACTTTCCCGACCTACGGCGATGCCGTCATTGTAACCCTCGGTATAGCTGTCGGAGTTGCTCTCGGCTTTACCATCCGAATAACCCTGATTATAGCCTTCGTTAAAGCCCTGGAACCTACCCTCCTCAAAACCTTCAGCATTGCCGTCTTCTTTCCCATCATTGAAACCAGCATCTCGCCACTCGATTACTATGGCCAAGAGCGACTCGGCGAATTCCTCCGTGGAATCGGCAGCCAGGCTATCAAAAGCACCTTCGAAAGGTGTACCGTTGCTGATTTCACTCAACTTGTCTGCTAGCTGTTGCATTATATACCTCTCTCAAAATAATCTCGAACAAATGACCACTGGACCGCTTGACTCGACGGATTCCGCGCTGTCAGTGGATTCCTCCGCTTTAGCGGATTCCGCGCTGTCAGGAGAGCAGTCATCGTCTTTGTCCAGCTCTGCCTTGATACGATTTGATGCTATCATTATCCGCCTGTACGCCAACCTCTGTTTATAGCTGCCCTTTTTGGACTTCTTACTCATTGGTTTGCTCCTTCCCATCGTCTTCGCCAAAGCCCTTGCAGTAGAAGTCGTCATCGTCTTTGTCCAGCTCTGCCTTGATTTTATCAGCCGCCGTCATTATGTGCCTATACGTCAACCTCTGCTTATGGGTACCTTTTTTGGGCTTCCGCTTATTGCCACTTTTTTTGGACTTCTTACTCATTGGTTTGCTCCTCAGGCTTTCTCCGTGCCACGGAGAGGTGTCTTGGACATCGAATCCGACATCAATGTCGGATTCGCCATTCGAAGACGCTCTCCGTGTCACGGAGAAGCTCTCACCTATCCTTCGCTTAGGTTCTCTTCGCCTTCGCCTTCGTCTTCCCCAAATCTTTCATCTAACCCGTCGCCGTGACCCTCGCCATATCCTTCATCATAGCCCTTGTCAAAGCCAGCGTCGAACCCTTGCTGATACGCTTCGTCACTGCTATCTTCGGCCCCGTCTTCGAATCCTTCACTATAGCCAGCTTCGAAACCAGACTCGAACCCAACAGTGTACATCTTAGCTTCTAGCCGCCGTATCAGGTGCTCTAGCAACTTGGCAAAATAGACTTTCATATTTACCTGCTCCTCTCAAAATTAGAACGGCGGATGCTCGTCAGCGTCGTCACCGCCATTATCACTACTACCAGCGTCGTCATTGCGTCCCAGGAAATGGACATTGTCTGCGATAACCGAAAGTGAATTCTTTGGCGTGCCGTCTTTGCCAGTATACGATTCCAACTGCAAATTGCCGTTGACCATCACGGGGTAACCCTTGCGCAAATTCTCATTGACAATCTCTGCCAGACCGCCAAAGCAAGTCACGTTGTACCAATTCACGAATTCACCAGACTTAGTACGATGATTGACTGCCACGCTAAACCGCGTAAACGGGTTCCCATTCTTCGAAAAATGCATCTCTGGGTCTCGACCCAAATTTCCTACGATATTGACATTCGAAAAACCTTGCATCGCTAACCTCCCCAATAAGTATACAAACCGCTATCAACGTGCTTCCAGCTCTTGACTTCGAACGTGACACACTTGGTGTGGTTACGCGGATTGTCCAGCCAATGACCCTCAATCAGGATGGTGTCACCCACTTGAGGGATTGTGTCGGCTGACCACACGTTGTCCAACGTACAACCTTCATCATTGCGCAACTTCACTTTACCGTTCTTTCCCACCGCCATTACGTTCCAAGGCTCTTGTGTGAACATTAGCCTGCTCCTTTCTTGTCGCTTGTATCTGCTAGCCAGAACTGGCTATAAAACTATTAAACCATACAACGCCAGGCGCAAAAACCCATACACGAAACGGCAAGACAGTCTCGCCTTTAGCCTGGTCTAGCAGACCAATCTCGCACGCTCTCTGAACCATTGTGCTTTGGGCTTTTGTGTGGTATAATTAAAACAAGCGGCTAAGCCGCCAATAACTTGCTTGCGTAGCATCGCTTGAAGCCAGAACAGGTCGCCTACGAGCGTAAAAGCGAGAGGATGCACAGGTGTAGGATGACGGTACGGGACGTGGAAGCGGCATTATTGAGACTTTCACAAACCCTGGGGTAGACCAGCAAATCACACAGGATGTTCAGCCGAGAGGTGTTGAGCCATTGCAGTTACCGTACCGAGAATGGGCACCTGAATAAAAAGAACCATTCAAGTTAGTATCGCTCTCCCGATACTTTATCTTAGAAATTAAATGGAGTGGGTATAATCGCCTAACGACTGGCCATTTAATTACGAAAGATAGGGACATAATGCAAGGAGATAGCACAGTCAACGTGCGAAACTAATGCTGGTGGAGTCGCCGCCAAAAGTTGACACGACACATTAACAACAGAATTATCGCGCTCATTTCCCAAATCCTGGTACTACCAGGCGAAAGCGGGGCAGTGCAAAAATGCGAACTCAAAGATGAGGTAAGCGCACTGCAACAAGCGTAGGCTTTCTAACAGTTTCCCCTACGTAGGCTCTCTCAAAGTGAGAGTGAACCGCCTCTTCGGGTCTGCAGTTTTTTTTAAAAAATTGCGGACACGGGAAACCTGTACCTGGCTCACGCGGTTCCGTTATCTCTCAGGATAGTTGGGACGGTGATTAATAAACAGTCTGCCACTAGGCGGCTAGCCAAGGTTCCCCAGAAGATTCTTGTAACGAAACTAGTTTTTGTAGCAAGAGTTTTCATAACTAAACTAGTTTTGTTAAGCTTGTTGTTAAAACAAACCTGGTTTTTGTAAGCCTATTTGTTTTTGCTTCTTGGTTTAGTTGCTGTTAACAAGTCTTGTAATTAAAATTCAAACCTAAACTATCAGTGTTGGGGTTTTAGTGTTGAAATTAAAACTGCGCGTAGAGCTGGTCAAAAGGGGTGTAGCATCTCGGCTTCTCTGCAGCATTGGCAACAGTCGCTAGCTGTGGTTTAATAATTTTGGTGGCGATAAACTGACTAGAGAGGAGCAAGACGGAATGGATATTGAAGGCTATATTACGGCGTTCAGCGTTGGGGATGGTTGTTTGGGTTTTCGTAAAAAGACCTCCAGACTGCCAATATTCAAGGCAACAGTAACGTCAGAGCACAAGGATTATTCGGACTGGAGAGCTGGTATCCTGAGAGAGGTTGCTAGCGTTCGGATGTATGATGTGGTACCTAAAAACCCGAATGCTAAGCCGTGTATCCATACCCAGACAACCCAGCACGAGGTTTTTGGGAAATTGCGACCACATCTATACGATGCTGACGGGAAACGTAAGCTCACCGATTACGCACTGTCTTTTGTCAACTGGCAGTTTTTGGCAATCTTATATCAAGATGACGGAAGTCTTGACGTGCGCAAGAATTGTAATAGCGGCAGATTTCCGATACTTTTGCACACAAATAGTTACTCTTACGATGACAATGTTGGGTTGGCGAAGGCAATCTATAAGTCTACAGGTCTGCCATTTGATGTTAGGCATCGTCGGCGACCAAATGGCAACATACAATGGAAGCTGCGGTTGAGGTCGGAATTCTATCACGATTTCCGTGTTGGCGTGGAGCAGTTCATTTTTCCGAGTTTTATGTACAAGTTGAAGTGACGAAAGGATGTTATGGTGAACAAGTTAGATTTAGACCTTCTCTATAGCGTCAGAGCGTCGTTTGGGGATGGTGTGGGGATGTTGCTCGACGGCGTGCCTGACGAGCTGATTGATGAGATGGGTTTGAGCAGGCAGGTTCCGATTCTTGGCTGCATCGATAGCGAAGGCATCGTCGAGATTTGGAATGCGGAAGATGGAGAAGGATACGTCGTGCTTGATGCTGAAAGAGCATTGCTGAATTAGTAAAAGAAAGAAGGTGTGAGTTGGTGCACTTAAGTTACTCTAGAGCAAAAAACCATTTGACGTTCTGTGCATATTCCAATTATCTGAAATATGTGAAGAAGGCAGAGCCAGCTGAACCGTGGAGAGCAACCTACTTCGGCCAGAGCATTCACGCTTATATCGCTGGCTTGTATCGAGGCTTCGCTAGCGGGCTGCCAACAGGCGAACGTTTCGATAACTTCAAGAATATTCCTGTTGAGGAGTATATATTAAATGACGTTCTGCTTGTTGAAGGCCAGAACCCGAATCTTTGGTCTGAGGAAAAGAGAGCGGGTTTATTGACTGCATCATTGGCCAATTATAACGTCGTTGGAGTACCAGACTTGGTGACACAGCCACGTTCGGGAATGCTGGCGGTGACCGACTATAAGACTGGCAAAATGCGGCTTTCGCCTGCCGAGCTAGCATCTGATGCCCAGATGGTGTTATACCGCTGGCTGTTGGAAGAAAACGGCCATTGCGCCGGGACGTGGCTGCTAAGTCACTGTTACGTGACGCAGTCGGGCAAAGGTGTCAAGTGGGTGACTGTTGAGAGTACGGAGAAACAATATCGGAGTACGCTAAAGCTGGTTTTACGCCAGCTAGACTTCGTGTTCAAGCAGGAAATTGAGAATAACCACTTCCCACCTGTTGCTGGCTTCGACCCGCAGACTTGTCGAATTTGCGCGTATCGGGATACTTGTGCATTCGCTGGCGGCAAGGCTGATGGCGTGAATTATTCGTCTATCCTGCCGAGATAGCCGCATATTTAACAGAAAGGGTAGTTATGAAAGTGGACAAATTAGTGGCCACCTTGATTTGGCTAAGTGGTTTGACAACGACATCGATGTTTTTCTGGCAATTAGGCATGGGAATCTACGCGATTCCCGTGTCGGTGGTGTTGCAGGCTGCCTTGACCAGGCTTCAGTCACCTATCTGGTCGGCTAAGATTAAGAGTCCAGTAATCTCGATAATGGGAGTCGTGGCTCTAACGCTTGACGTTATGTTCAATGCTGCTGGTTTATACGAGTTTGTGTTGGCGTTCAATGAAACCAACCTCGGCACGATGCTGGCAAGCCAAGGGGTTCCAACAGTTAGCGGAGTCGGATTCCTGGTCATTAGCCTATTCGTAGGTGCGTTCCAGGCAGGTTCCCCAGAAATTTTGTGGAACCTTAGCAGCAGTGGCAGCAGTGGCAGCAGCAGCAGGAAATCTTGATTATGCCTTTTTGGGTTCAGGCCATCATATTTATAATCGAATTCTTGCTTTGTCTGTACGCTGCGTGGATTATTTTCTTTGGAAAGCGTTGGAGCGTTGGAGCGTTGAAGCGCAGAGCGCATAGCGGAAAGCGTGGAAAACGTAAAGAGGTAAACACCAGTGTGTTTTTTGTGGGCAATCCTGGCTGTGGGAAAACGCAGGCCCAGATAAAGTTTCTGGTTAGCGAAGTGGAGTCGGGAACTTCCGTAGTTTGGATTAGCCCACATTACACGCTGTACCATCCTGAAGACCAGCCGACTGATTTGAGACCTATGAAGCACAAGTTTCGGCAAGTGGGCAATTATCAAGACATAGCCGCAGAGTTGGCGACTATACGAGAGCTGGTGGATAAAAGACTTGAGAAATACCGAGAAGGCGAAGGTGTCGGGAAAAAGATGGTGCTGGTCATTGATGAGCTTCCAGCTATATCAGACGTTTGTGGAAAGAAAACGATGGCAGACCTCGTGTCTATACTGCGAGAAGGTCGAAAGACTAAGGTGTTCGTGGTGGCAGCAGCGCAGGACGCCTTGACTGAGACCCTTGGGATAAAGAGTGGAGCACGCAACTTGTTTCAGCAAGTGTACCTTGCGTGGAATATTGACCAGCACTCTTGGAATGCTTTTTCAAAATTGAAGAGACCGTCTGGGAAACTGCCACTCGGTAAATGGTACAGGCCAGACGGCAGTATTGAGGTAGTTTGATATGCCCAGACCTAAAAGTGAGTACGAGAAGGTCGATGATAACCACGCTTTGGACAAGGTGACTGGTGAGATAATCCCACTTGAAGCGGGTTACTCCTATCCAAAAGACGGTGAATGGCAAGGCACGTTTTTGGCTAACCTGGCTTGCACTGGCAATGTACAGGAAGCGAGTAGAGCTGCTGGCCAGCATCCTGCCAACGCGTACTGGTACAGGAAACAGAACCCTGACTTTGCAGCAGAGTGGGATGCGGCTATAGAATCGGCAGTGGCGGTACTGGAAGCCGAAGCTTTCAGACGTGCGCTAGAATACTCCGACCAACTGCTTATGTTCCTGCTAAAATCTCGGAAACCCTCAGTTTACGGCAACAAAGCCGAAATAACCCACCGCGAACCTATAAAGGTGGAACAGTTTGACTTCGACCAGTCTGTGGCAGCCTTGATAGGAGATAATACCGAAGATTAACGCAGACAAATTGCACTGTAAACTTCCCCGTATTTTAATTAAATTAACCAAAGCGCACCAAATTGGTGCGCTTAATTGTAGTGTAAATCCCCGTGTTTTAATCAAATTAACTTATGCGAAAAATAAACTTACCTCGCTTGTATCCGTACCAGGTTGACGTGATGGCCAGAGCGACGGATGTCAATGTTGTTATATTCGGCAGGCGAACTGGCAAGACGTTGATGTCGGCTGTGCTAGCTATTTCGTCTGCTTTGCGTGGAGCGAAGGTGGCGTGGGTTGCGCCAAATTATACTAACACGGTACCGTTGTGGGACCTGTGTTTGAAGTATTTGCAGCATCTTGATGGCAATGGTGTGCGTATTCTCAAGGCTGATAGGTCGATTATTTTCGAAGACACCTTTGGCAGAATTTCGATATTTTCGGCGGATAATCAGTCAAGTATGCTGGGTCGAGACAATGATTTGGTGTTCATTGATGAAGCCGCACGGATAAAAGACGAGCGTCTATGGTTTGAAGTGTTGCGTCCTACTTTGGCTGACAGGAATGGTAAAGCATTTTTGATTAGCACACCGCGTGGCAAAAACTGGCTGTACAGGGAGTACCTGCAAGGTATAGCCGAAGAGGACGGATACGCTTCTTTCCACCTCCCCACAACGGCGAATCCAAACCAAACGATTCGTGACTTCGTGGAGAAGGTGAAGTCCACCACTCCTCCTTTGTTATTTCAGCAAGAATACGAAGCCAAGTTTATATCGGATGGTGAAGTGTTCGCCAACGTGCAAGAAGTTTGCTGCCTTGCACCTTTGGATAACCCCATTGACGGTCACACGTATGTAGCAGGTGTAGATTTCGCCAGGACTAATGATTACACGGTTGTGGTGATTCTAGACGCTGAGACCAGGCAGCAAGTGGCTATGGAACGTTTCACTGATTTGCCGCATAAAAACCAGCTAGACGCCATAGAAAAAATTCTAAACCATTGGCGTGTGGAGTCTTGCATAGCCGAATTCAACAGTATGGGTTCGCCTATGGTGGAATTTCTGCAATTACGTGATCTGCCTGTAACAGGTTTCGTAACCACTAACCGAAGCAAGCAAGAAGCCATAGACTCCCTGGTCTTGGCCTTTGCTAACCGCGAGATTAGTCTGCTAGACGACTCACAGGTGGTATTAGAGTTTCTGTCGTATGAGATGGGCTACACGCCTGGCGGATTAGTCAAATATGGCGGCTCAAGTGGCGTACACGACGATATAGTAATGGCAACAGCATTGGCGTGGTTAGCAGTGTACGATTCGAAGCCTCTGCTGCTCTTTTGAGAGGAGATTATGGACATTATGGTACTAGATTTAGTAAAAGAGGGTGGCAGCCTGGTGTTGCTAGCGGCGGTTCTGCTATTAGTTGGCGTGCCGTTGGTGCGCTCAACCAATAGGTTGTCGCATAGCGTAGAGTCTTTGCTCGAAGATATGCGTCGAGATAGAGCCAGGGTCAACTCTGACCTGGCCAAGATAAAGATGTCTTTGAAAGTGGCTTTTGGCAGCAGCAACATTATTGGGTACAGACTGGCTGCAGAAGTATTAGACGAAGATGAAGAGGAGGTAAACAACAGTGCATAGTGAATTGGCAAGGTTTTTGCAAGATAGTCTTGATGACATCGTGGGCATTGTGTTGGACAGAGAGCAAGAGGAGCGTTTGGTCGAATACCTGGAACAGGTGATAGTGGCGCACGAGCAGTTTGGCGAACAAGTCGGTACGCATTTGCGTAGTCTGGTGGAAAGCCTGAAAGCACGACGCTAGCGGGGTGAAAGCAATGAAGTACAGACCTACGGACGATGCTTCACTTCGGTGTGGGATGTGCAGCCATTACCTAATGGGTGTCTGCTCTTATCACGATGTTATGGTGCACGCTTATGGTTTGTGTAATGATTTCGAAGCTTCTGTCAAGCGGCAGGTTCCTGCCGCTAGCTCACCTATAAAGAGTCTAGGTTCTTATAAATATCGAGGTTACGGGGTGGTCTTCAATGGCCAGGATTTGGTCGGCGAAACCTTTCACCCTAACACGGATTTTGGCATAAGCCGAGATTTCAAGGGTATGGACGTGCTGTATGACCACGCTCTTGGCGGCATCAAGTCTGCCATTGGCAAGGTTACAGACTGGAAGATAGAAGACGACGGCATAGTTTTTGAATTCGAGTTGGATAAACACCACAGATATGTTGAAGAGGTTAGCAGGCTCATAGAGTCTGGAGCTGCTGGCTTGTCCACTGGAACGTCGAAGCATACTGTGGTGAAGTCAGGCCAGGATATTGTTCGCTGGACTATATCGGAACTTAGTGTGACTGGCACGCCTATGGAACCTAGGACTCTTGGCTTGTCACCGATAAAAAGTACTCTGGAATTAATGGCGGCTAAAGCAGCCGAAATAGGCGATCAGTTGAAGATGATCGAAGAAAGGCTAAATTTGAACTAATAGCGAGGTAGTATGGATAACCAAACGAGTGAAGAGCAAGTGAAGATGTTGGAAGCCAGGATGAATACTATTGACGATAGCATCGGCAAAATCTTGGCTTATATTGAATCGGAACCGCCAGAGTTGAAGGGCTATGCGGTAATTGATGGTAGCAATAGTGCGCCTGAAACTAAGACCTTCGGTGGGTTTCTGCTGGCAGTGGCGCGTGGGGACCACGACGCTCTGCATAACCACTATAAGGCTTACAAGGCTATGGAAGAAAATTCAGGCCCCACAGGTGGTTACTTGGTGCCGCCACAGTTTGCTGCGGCTATCCTGGAATCTGCTGTTGAGTCGGAAATCGTGTTTCCGAGAGCCAAAAAGCAGCCAATGTCTGGCCGAAGTGTGACTATTCCGTCATTGGATATCAGCGGCTCTTTCCAAGACGGTCAATCGGTGGGAACTGGCGGTATGGTAATGCAGTGGACCGAAGAATCTGGCAGTATTAGCCAGACGCAGCCAAAATTTCGGCAAATCGAACTGATTGCGCACAAACTGGCAGGTTCGGTACCAGTTAGCAATGAGCTGCTGGCAGACAATGCCGTGGGTCTGGAGACCAGGCTGATTTCGCTGTTCGGTGAAGCCATCAGCTACACACGCGACTGGTCTTACCTGCGCGGTGATGGTGCGGCTAAACCACTCGGAGTTTTGAACTCTCCTGCCTTGATTCGCGCAGGTGACGGCACCCTTGACTACGAGTCAATAGTCGATATTTACAAACATCTTCACCCTATGTGTCACGGCAATGCGGTTTGGGTTGTGAGTATCTATCAAATGGACAGCATCGTGGATTTGCAGCAGACCAACAATACGTTGGTGACTTGGATTCCGAACCTGCGCGATAACGTGCCAGCAACTATTCTGGGTTTGCCAGTAATGTGGACCGAGAAGCTGCCCACTGCTGATAAGGATTGTATTCTGCTGGCTGACTTCTCGAAATACATTGTCGCGCAGCGCACGAGCGGTATTGAGGTGGCAATGAGCCAGCACGCACGGTTCGATGAAGACCAGACAGTGTGGCGTGTCACGTATCGCACGGATGGTCAGCCAGAGTGGAACAACAGCATCGAGGTCGGTTCGGGTACCGATAACAAGCTTAGTTGCTTTGTTTCGATGGAAGCTGCTAGCTAAAGGAGGGATACACAGATGAGTCGATATACGGAACGGATGGTCGAGCGTTTGCACATTGCTGACGTGCTTGTAGCTGGTGCAACGGACGCTGCTGCTACGGAAACTGGCAGTAAAGTGGACATGGGCAGAAGCCAGCGAGCGTTGTTTCTGCTTGTTGGCAATGGTGGTACGGTTGAGCTGCAGCTACAAGAGGGAGAGTTGACCTCTGCAGTCAACGCTACCACAGGTGAAGTAACAGCCACAGGCATTGAGTGGGGAAATCTGCAATGGTCTGGCGTGACTGCAACCAATGGCAGCACGGGAACAGTTGACGCATCTGGCGAAGCAACCTCTGGCCAACTGCAGGAAATTGAGGTTCGGTCGGAAAGTATGAGCGCAGGCCACCAATACCTGCGAGCGATTACTACCACTGGTGACGCTGACGTTTATTCTTCGGTGGTGGCGTTGCTGGACTGCTCACGCTACACGCCAGAAGATGACGACGATGCGGTGAAGACTCCCGTTGTCATTGGCGCAAACCCGTTCGCCTAGAGTTTTTTTCCTGGCACGGAGAGAGGCTTCGAACGGTGAATCCGACCTCAATATCGGATTCGCTGTCCAAGATGTCTTCCCGTGTCGCGGAGAAAGCCGAAGACGCACCAATGAGTCGCGAGAGTCGCGAGGGTCGCGAGGGTCGCGAGGGTCGCGAGGGTCGCGAGGGTCGCGAGGGTCGCGAGGGTCGCGAGGGTCGCGAGGGTCGCGAGGGTCGCGAGGGTCGCTGCTGGCTTGTCGCTCCACCAACGAATGGGGCATCTTGTTAAATCCGTGTTAAACGAATGGGGCATCTTGTTAAATCCGTGTTAAAAGCTTTTAACAAAGATTTAACACGAGAATACTTGACAGATGGTACCACATGTGATTTAATTTAAATAGGTTTAATTTAAACAGTGAAAGGATTCACAAGATGCTAAACGGACAGATTCACGCGGATTCCTACGACGTTGGTGCGGAGCAGGCAAGGTTGTTTTTCTTCGACGGAAACGACTTGGAAGCGGAGCTGACAAGGGTTGAGAACGTTGGAGAGGTGGTACCAATGGAGTCGGTGGAAGACGAAGACAGCTTCATCGTTGGCTACATCGACGGACTGAAGGACTTCTTGGGACTCTGGTAGGAAAGAAAGGAGAGCGGAACGAAAGCCCAGGTGAAAACGCCTGGGCTTTCTTTTTTTTAACAAGCTTTTAACAAAGATTTAACACGAGAGTACTTGACAGATGGTACCACCTGTGGTTTAATTTAAACAGGTTTAATTTAAACAGAAAGGACGCACACGATGTGGTACGCACAGGTTGACGCAGATTCTTACGAAGTCGGAGCAGAGCAGGCAAGCGGTTGGCACCTCGCCAGTGAAGACGAAGTCAGAGCAGAGCTGGAGCGCGTGGAAAACGGTGGGGAGGTCGAAGCGGAAGACGAGGTCGGTGACGAAGAGAGCTTCTGGTTAGGTTACCGAGACACGCTGGAAGCAATCCTAGAGCAGGTCTGGGACTAGGCCAACGAAACCAGACAAGAAAGCCCAGGTGAAAACGCCTGGGCTTTCTTGTTTTAACAAGGATTTAACAAGATGCCCCATTCGTTTAACACGGATTTAACAAGATGCCCGATACGTCAAGGCCAGGATGGTTCTAGCGACTCTAGCGACTCCAGCTCTCTCCCCACTTGACGAAGGGGAAGCTTTGTTAAAAGCTTTTAACAAGCTTTTAACAAAGATTTAACACGAGAGTACTTGACAGATGGTACCACATGTGGTTTAATTTAAATAGGTTTAATTTAAACAGTGAAAGGATTCACAAGATGCTAAACGGACAGATTCACGCGGATTCCTACGACGTTGGTGCGGAGCAGGCAAGGTTGTTTTTCTTCGACGGAAACGACTTGGAAGCGGAGCTGACAAGGGTTGAGAACGTTGGAGAGGTGGTACCAATGGAGTCGGTGGAAGACGAAGAAAGCTTCATCGTTGGCTATATCGACGGACTGAAGGACTTCTTGGGACTCTGGTAAAAAAAGAAAGGATAGCGACACGAAAGCCCAGGTGAAAACGCCTGGGCTTTTTGTTATCTGGCTCTCGCGACTCTCGCGACTCATTGGTGCGTCTTCGGCTTTCTCCGCGACACGGAGAGCGACTCTAAATGGCGAATCCGATATTGAGGTCGGATTCACCGTTCGAAGGCTTTCTCCGCGACACGGAAAAAGCGGGAAAGCAAGAAAGGAGCGAACCTTGACAGACATATTAGTCGTTACGCCAGTCCACACCAGGTGGAATGACCTGACAATCAGATGTGCGTATGCGCTGACCAACCCTACTGGCGGCAAGCTGGACTATTTGCAGCTAAAGGACGGGTACAGGCAGGAGAGCGACGGTGGTCGGACTAATTTGGTGCTCAAACAAGAGCAAGCACGCCACCTGGCGTTGTCAGGTGGGTATGACTACGTGCTGTTTGTAGAGGAGGATATCCTGCCGCCACCCAACGCTGTGGAGCTGCTGCTGGCTTGCGACTCAGATGTGGCGTACAGCCTGTATTGTTTGCGCAAACCACCGTATCTGTGGTCGGCATACGTCGTGATGGACTCTGACAGGATGATAGGCAGACCGCTAACGATCAACCCTGCCTTGGCCAAACACCACTTCAACGAAGGAGCAATCATCGATGTTGACGGCATCGGCTTTGGCTGCACGCTAGTCAGCAAGTCAGTCTTGGAGAAGGTGAATTTTAGGATAGACTATAACAAGCCACACCAGTCTGGTGTACCCAGCTACTCCGACTTCTATTTTTCGCTAGATTGTGAAGAATGCGGTTTCACCTCTAGAATGCATCTTGGCTGTCGCTGTGGTCACTTGTCGCCCTTGAACGAAGACGGAGTTTTCGATCCATGCGTCATCTTTCCAGTAATAGAAGAGAGCAAAAGCGACAATTGGTGGTGTAGGTTTCTCCCACTGGCGGAAGTGAAGGCGGCTAAAGCTGCTGCTGAAGCTAGTGGCCAGTAGTTTTTTGAGTTTCTCCGTGACACGGAGAGAGGCTTCGAACGGCGGATTCGGCATTGATGTCGGATTCGCTGTCCAAGATGTCTTCCCGTGTCACGGAGAAAGCCGAAAGGAGCGAAGATGCAAACCAGGGTTTATGATGGCGCAAAGTCAGTCACGCTCGAATCCGATTTTGGGTGGCATAGCGTCAGTGGACAGGGTGACCATTTAACTAACCTGCATTTTGAACACGAAGGTCTGGCTGCTTATAGCAGGGTACCGTTCGTTCGCAGGCTAGTAGACCTACGCGCTAGCGCAATATCCAACATTCGATACACAGTAGAAAAAGAAGGGGAAGAGCTGGAGCTGCCCAGCCCAGCACATCCCTGGCTAAGTGACCTGAGGTCCCTAATCTGGAAGGTTGAAGCGGGTCTTTGTATTTATGGCTCTAGTTACCTGCTGGTGGAAAAAAACAGGTTCGGGGTCAAAAAGCTGTTGCGTTGGATTTCGCCACTTGGCGTAATGCCGCTATTTGACGAGTGGGACGGTCTGAAAGGTTTTCAGCGCACCATTGGCGACTCCACCAGAGTGTACAAGCCAGTAGACGAAATGGTGTATGTTTGGGAAGAAAACGTGGGTTCTGATATCGGTCCTGGTGTCAGTCCAGTGCTGACGGGAATCCTGCCAGCGCAGGTTTTGCACGGAGTAAATTCCTTCGCCGATTCCTACTTTAGGCGTGGAGCAATCAAGGCGACTCTGCTGCAGGTGGACGGAAACCCTTCACAAACCGAAATCTCCAAACTAGAAGACTGGTGGCAGAAAATTCTTGCTGGTGTCAAAAACGCCTGGAAGAGCATAGCCATCCGTGCCAATGTGAACCCTGTCGTTATTGGCGATGGCATCAAAGAACTTGGCAATATGGAGATGACGCTGCAGTATCAACGGGAACTGTGTGCTGCTCTTGGCATACCCGTATCGGTTATTTCTGACGAAGCTGCGAACTATGCCACCGCTAACCTCGATACCATCAATATGTGGACTTTGACGCTGATTCCCGAAGCTAAGCAAATCCAAGACACCTTGAACAAGCAATTTTTCCACTCTCAGAATATGGAATTTCGGTTCGATTTTGAAGGCATTGAGGTGTTGCAGGAGATGCAGCTACAGCAGGCCAAAGCTGCTGCTGAACTGCTGACAGTGGGTGCTCTTAGCCAAGATGAGGTTCGGAACTTGATTGGCTATCCACCTGAGATGGAAGATGTAGACGAGATGGAAGTTTACGAGTTGTACAACAGAGTTATGCGAACGGAGAAACAAAAAAATGGATAACAAACCCACGAACCCTTTATCTGCTTTGGTACAGTCGGTGGCTGAACTGGCGAGCAGGGTGGAAGTATTGGAAGCTGGACACAAGAGCCAACGGGTGAAGTATACCGAAGAGCAAGAGGAACTGAGAGCCAACGCCAGCATTCTTGGCCAACTGATAAGTATGGGAGTACCGCCTGCTGCTGCTTCGGCTATGGTCGGCTTTGACATAGACCCATCCCTGTTCCAGCTAGAATCGAAGCCAGTTGAGGAAGCCGAAGCTTCGGAAGAAGACGAAGCCGAAGTGGAAGAAGCCGAAGCCGAAGTGGAAGAAGCCGAAGCCGAAGTGGAAGAAGCCGAAGTTTCGGAAGAAGCCGAAGCAGATATGGAGAATCGGCTAAATCCGATAGAATATTGAACACTTATGAAGAAATCCTACCCCAAATCGATGCTGCCAAAAAAGGCGACAAGCGCGACAAAGGTAAGCACAGATGTGCCAGTAAGCTTTGGCAAGCACGACATCAACAACCTAGACCAGTTGGAAACCGACCTTTACAATCGAATTGTAGATAAGGGCATTGAAGGTGACTT